TGAAGTAAGAGCAACGTCAAGAGCCAGAGGGGTTATGGCTATTCAAAATAGCAGAATAAACGCTAGGTCGTTACTTGGATCAGAGGGCGCAATGATGGCTGCGCATTTTGGGTAAATCATGTTAAGTAAAACACTAGAGTTTAGAAAACAGCTTGAAAGACTTTCGAGGGAAGATTTAATTGAAATTATTCAATCCCAGAATCCAGAATATGTAAAGCAGATTAATAGAATCGAATGGGTATTTAAGAATAAGCTATCACACCTTAATTGGCAGGATGGTTCACCAGTTTTAGAAAGGCCAATGACCAATAAGGAGTTGGCACTCTTGGTTGATGAGCCCTTTGAAGTTGATAATACACTTCTTAATGCCGGTTTATCAGCAGAAATACAAAGACAAATACACATAGCAAAAGATCCATGCAGATGGGCAAAGCACTTTTTGCGGAGCTGAAACTAGAGTCTATCAAACTTTGATCTTAAGAGATCCTTCATTGCGTAAAGTGTTAAGAGCCGGACGTCGTTTAGGAAAAACATTCAGTATGGCCATCGCGCTGCTGCACTATAGCTATACTAATAAAGACGGGCGTTGCCTGGTTATTGCCCCAATGAAAACTCAAGTAGAACTTATTTATCAGGAAATAAACAGACTTGCTTCAAAAAACGAAATTGTTTCTAATTCAATAACAAGAAAAGTTACTAGTCCCCAATTCATGATCGAATTTTCGAACGGATCCACAATTAGATTCTTTACCTCTGGAATGAGATCTGGTGGAAAATCAGACGTAGCTCGTGGTCAAGAAGCACATGTTATCGTTCTAGACGAAATGGACTACATGCATACAGATGACCTAGACGCACTTTACGCGATGCTTCAAAAGACCGCAGAAGATCAACCCGATAAAGTTCTTATAGGTGCGTCTACACCAACCGGTAGAAGAGAGAGATTTTGGGAATGGTGCAGATCAGAAAGATTTAGAGAGTTCTGGTTTCCATCGTACTGCAATCCATTCTTTTCAAAAGAACAAGAAGACGAATTTAAAGAACAATATTCGGAAGCTGGATATAGACACGAAATTGAAGCAGACTGGGGTGAAGACGCAGAAGGCGTATATCCAAGAAAGTTTGTTGATGCAGCGTTTATAGAACCATCTTGGAACTATATTCCAGAAATAACATCAGCAAGATCAATGTATACAATCGGTGTTGACTGGGACAAATACGGAGCAGGAACAAATATAGTTGTTTTAGAAGCCTGCCATCAAAATCATGAAGAAGAAAAATTTAGGAATAAAATAAGAATAGCTTACAGAGAAGAAATTCAAAAATCAGAGTATACGCTAACAAACGCTGTAAACAGAATTGTTGAGTTGAATGAATCTTTTCAACCAAAGCATATATATGTTGACAGAGGTTATGGAGAAGTCCAAGTAGAATTACTGAGAAAGTATGGAACAGAAAATCCTAGGTCCAATTTAAGAGATAGGGTAAAAGGAGTTGGATTCGGAGAGCTAATAGAATTAAGAGATCCATATACAAAACTTCCTGTTAAAAAAGAGATAAAACCTTACATGGTGGATAATTTAAGGCAGCATCTTGAAAAGTCAATGATTTTATTTCCAGTTTCAGACGAAGAACTTTACATGCAGCTAATATCCTATGTGGTTGTTAGAACAACACAAACTGGCAGGCCTGTATTCGAAGCTGGCGGCTCCGCCGTTGACCACGCGCATGACGCTCTAATGTTGGCACTTTTAGCTATAACAGAAAATTATGGAGAATTCGGCAAGGGACAGGTAGCAACAAATGTCGAGTCGTTTTCAAATACATTCTTTATGCCAAAAGACCATGGGAAAAAGGATGATGATTATACTAGCAAAGAATCTGGTATAATTTTAAACGTTAACAGAACAGCCCAATTAAAGCCAAAGTTTGGAAAAAAGGGCGCCTCTAAAAAGATAGCAAGAAGGATGTTTTAAGTTTACTCATGTCTATTGTTAATGGTATCGAAGGGCAGCAATCTCCCGAACTGTCGGTGTACGCTGATTACAAATCGGACGTAACTTCAGCCGTATCGGAATATGAGGATCCAAGCAAACTAAGCGCAAAAAATAAAGCCCTACTAAAGAATAGCTTTGGCGCTTACGGCAGCGATGAAACCTATTCTGTATCTTTAGCAATACTTAGAAAAGAAGTCAATAATACTATTTCAAAATTAAGACAATTTAAACTAGATTTAGAAAATCTACTAAAACAAGTAAATATTGATCCGCTTCATAATTCCTCTTTAGAAGAATCTCACAAATATGTTTGGGAGCAGATTAATAAAATGGAAACATCTTTTCCCAAAATAGAAGTTGAAGGCTATCTTGGTGATCTAAATTACCCAAGGCCTCCATTCATCTGTTTTGAGCAATACTTGTTTGCAGAGACAGGTAACACAAGGGGCTATAGGAGGTTTGTTAAAGAGTATGATAACGTTATTTCTAATTCTACTTTTGGTCATTTGTACGACTACAGGGAAATTATCAAATACCTTCTTAATGAGGCGCAATGTATAAAGTTGTCCATATCAAGGGATTTTGGTGATTCTTATGAAGATGAATCGCAGCAACAAGTCGCTTCGCATTACTTCTACTGGCTCAAAATGGCGCTCCACTATCAGGAACTCTTTACCAACAACATCCCGTTCACACCAACAGCCTTACCACAAGCCGAAGTGGATAAAGCAACTAAGAAACAAGCAGCGCAATTCCAAGCCTTTTTTTCGATCAAAGTAGATTCACTAACAACTGCAATAGATTCCCATCTTGAATCTCTTTACAGCGATCTTGTTACAAACTGTGGAATTTTTTATGATAATTTCCTTGGTCCGTCTTTAAGATTTAAAACAAAAGTTGTTTCAGACTTTTCTGTAGATTTAAGAACCACAAATATGAAAAGCGAACTTCCAACAATGTCGGAAGAAGCAGTAGTAGCCCTGCTCGTAGCTGAGGGTAACTTTAAATCAATTATTAGCGACTTAATTGAAAGAAGAAATATAACAACTTCTAAAATTGAAAATCTATATCAAAAAATAATTCAAAGAAGAAAGTATTCCAACTACATTTCCCAACTTTCCACAATTGCAGTTAAAAAAGAAAAATTTATAACCGAAAACACTAACCCCAACTATGCGATGCTACTGCAAACGTTGTTTATATCAGAGTCAGGTGACCTACTTAGGTCAAGTCACTCTCTTCTTGACGATTTGGGATCAGATAGTCATCCTCAGTATTTAATGAAGTCAGGTGGTGTTGTTACTGGAGATATAAGCACTGAGGGTGACGCCAAGATTGACGGGGTTAAAATTGCCACACATAGCCATACTGGCTCAGATGGATCTCAGCCAATACGATCCATAGATATAGATTTTGATTCTGTTAGAAGAGAAATAAAAGTTCAACAAGGATCTTTGGCACAAAATGAAATTATTATTTCAGTTGATTCTTTTTCTCCTGATATACTTCAAGGTGGGGTACCGGTTGCTGACGTAGCCATTAGTATAGAAATTCCAGATGAGTATGAAGACAAGTATGATTTTGAAATACTTTATACGGAGATATAATTTATGGCATGGTTTAAGTATTTAAAAAACGATGTAAATCTTGCTAGTCCGCAAAATTTTGAATATATACAGCCAGCTTTAAGAAGACGGATTATCTCTTATAGCGCCAAGAGATTATATATTTAAAAATGAATGGCTTTTTGCAGATCTGGGTAATAATGAAATAAATAAGATATTCGATCAATCCTCGTTAAAGGAAGATCAAAATCATTCATATGTAGTTGTATACGAATACCCAAATTCCGACCAAACCTTACTTAGTTCTACTCCAACTCCAACCAAAACAAGAATAGTAGATAATATAATTTACTTTCAAGCAGTAAAAGATCATAAAATCGATTTTGAGTTGGACGGAAAATATTCTATATACTATGGGCAAGACTATATCAAATATCTGCATGCAACTCCATATACAGAAAACGCTCAACAAAAGTATTCGTATATACAACTACCGTTAGAAACGTCTAAATCTTACGATGAATCCCAAAACACCCCCCAGCTATACGACGCAACGCCGTCAAATATTGACCTATATCAAACTAGCTTAAACAAAAAATCAAATGGTTATTATAAGATAGCATTTTTTAATGATGGAATTGACTGGAAGGATTCAGTTTCTCAAAAAGTTGGAGCAAAAGCCCTCGCCAACTTTAGCGGTCCAAATATAAAACTTTATGCAAGGACAGGTCCATCTTACGGAAAAATAAAAATTAGAATTCTTTCCAGACAAGAGAAGACAACAGACGTAGAAGAGGTCGCAGTCAATTGGACTGACATAGACTGTTTTTCTTTGGAAGAAAAAGAAACTACAATTTATCAAAAAGTAAATTTAGACTACAAAGATTATAATCTGGAAATAGAAGTGCTAGAAGACAAAAACGCTTTGTCAACCGGTAAGAATATTGAAATAACAAAAATTACTTTTTTAAAGAATATGTACATAGAACTACAGGAGCAAGAGCTAAATAGTGAACTTGTATTTACGTCTATAGGTGGAGTTAGATAATGGCAACGATTAAGAAAACAATTCAAAATCTAAAACCCGGTAAACAGTACTTACTGACGGTCAAACCCAAAAACTCAGATGTTAACGCAACGCTAAATCCAACTAGCGCTGTTAGATTCGTAGTTCCAACAGATGCAACAACTCCGGAAGAACTTGGTAATCTGGTTATAGTTGGTAATTACAAATCTATAATGATCAGCTTTAATCCTTCAAATGAAGCAGATCTTCG